AAGAATACAAAGAAAAAAGAGCAAAATACTTGAATATGAAAGCAAATTTTGTATATCAGTGTTTTGAAACAAAGTTAGAAATTGAACTCCAGGCTTATTATCTCAAAGGAAGTACTAAAGAATTGTTAAAATCTTCAAAAGATATGATGGAAGGGGAGTATTATGAGGGAACAAAAAAGCTTGAGTATATGAATATATATATAGGCAATATCGTTAAAAGCTTAGAGAAAAAAAGAGAAAGAATAGAAAAGTTACAACTTTTTTTAAACGATATAAAAGAAAATGATATTTATGACGAATGTTACGAAGACGATGAGTAATAAACTAACTCTTTACGAGTACCAAAAGAATGCTGTTAAATTCATTATTACCAAAAAGAAAGTCGCTTTGTTCTTGGATATGGGTATGGGTAAGACGGCCATAAGCTTAGTATCTATATACCTATTACTTAAAGAAAAAAAGATCGAGTCGGTACTTATAATAGCTCCATTACACATAGCTTATAACGTGTGGCATAATGAAGCTAAAAAGTGGAGTGGCTTAAACAGTATTACTTTTTCTTTAGTTCTTGGAACTGATAAGCAAAGATCTAATGCTTTAGATGTTAAAGTTGATGTGTATGTGGTCAATAGGGAAAATGTGGTTTGGTTATCCAAAAGAAGAGCGTCGTTCGACATGGTTATTATTGATGAGTCTTCTAGCTTTAAAAACCAATCATCTAAGAGATTTAGAGCTTCAAAGAAAATGAAGTATGACTATTTAGTTGAACTTACTGGCACACCATCTCCTAATGGACTGTTAGATATATGGACGCAAATGTATTTAATAGATGGCGGCGAAAGACTGGGTAAGACAATGACTGCTTACAAGGAAAAATACTTTTATTCAGATTTTATGGGTTATAAATTTACGCCTCGTAATCCTAGCGAAATACTTGATGCAATAAAGGATATAACATTGTCCATGAGTGCTAAGGATTATCTTGAGATCCCTGAGCGTATAGATTTAATAACCTATGTAACAATAAATAAATCTAAGGAGTATAAGGAGCTAGAACAAAAGTTTGTAACCAACATCAATGCTACAGAAATAACCACTTCTAATGCTGCTACATTGGCTGGTAAGTTATTACAGTTTTGTAATGGGGCTATCTACGATGAAGATAAGAATATCATAGAAGTTCACAATGCTAAATTAGACGCTTTAGAAGGTATTATAAGTGATAATCCTAATGAGAATATACTAGTAGCTTATAACTTTAAAAGTGATTTAAAGCGTCTTAAAGAAAGGTTTAAGGACGCTCATATATTTACTTCTGGTAGTGACGCCGTTGAGCGGTGGAACAAAGGAGAAATCAAGATGTTGTTATGTCACCCAGTAAGTGCTGGTAAGGGCTTAAATCTTCAAGCTGGTGGACGACTTATAGTTTGGTTTGGTTTAACATGGAACTTAGAGGATTACCTGCAGTTTAACGCAAGGCTTCATAGACAGGGTCAACAACGTTCTGTTGTAATAAATCATATAGTAGCTAAAGGAGGTATAGATGAAGAGGTTATGAAAGCTCTAAATAATAAGGATATTAACCAAAAAGTATTGTTAGATAGCCTGGCAATGCATATAAAAGAAAAAGAGGTAGCTTAAATGATTAATACAATAATTACAATAGTATTTACTACGATTGTATTAATAAGCATTAAATCATGTTCGGATAATGAGGATATACAAAGAGAATCAAGATATAATTCAAGGGGTGAGAAATATATTCATAAATATAATTCAGAACAAATGGATGAAATAATTCACGAGCTAAAAGTTCTTAATAAAAAGATGGGTAATAAAAATGATTAATATAATAATTATCGGGATTTTAACCGGCTTTACATTGTTTCACATTCTTACATGTTCAGATAATGACTCCAAGATTATGGAGGAGCGATACAAGGCAAGAGGGGAGAAGAGTATTCATCGATCTCAGCATGAACAAATAGACGAAATAATTTATGAACTAAAAGGTATTAAAGAAAAGTTGAGTTATAAAAATGAATAATTACAGGAGGCTGAATTTTTTTTTAATATTTATAATAGCTTCTTTTTTAATCGACTTTCGTTTTTCGGTAATATTTACGGTATTTTTAGTCTTGTTAGAGATTATATATTTAATTTTTAAAGGTAATAAAAATGATTGACACTTTAATTTTTGGCATTGAAATATTTGTAAAATTAGGACTTTTTGGAGCTGGTCTTATAGTTACTGGTATGTTTCTTTTTGTAATATTTGCAATAACTGGCAAGTTAATAGATAAAATAATAGGAAGCTGGTTCTTATGAAAAACACTCTTTTAATAGTTACGCTAGGTATAGCAGTATTTGTGTTTTGGTTACAACTTACATTATGTGTAGTTGTTTGGCAATTGGCGGAGAATGTATACGAAATAAATCAGGCAATTAAAATTAACAAAAATAAGCTCGTAAGGGGTGTATAAAAAGGAAATTTCATGAAAAACTTTACTATTAGCAACGAGACAAGAAACTTTGTAATGAGTTCAACAAAGTTATTTACAGAAGTGAAGCAAGGGATAATAGGCTACAACCATTTAATTAAAGCCGGTTCTTCTACCAAGTCTATTACTTCGGATATAGCCCATTACTTGTTACTTAGTGATCTTAATACAATATGTGATGAATTAAATAAACATCTAAAAATTGAATTGCCAAAAAACAAGCTATGCGCCTTAATTAGTTATTTTCATAGCAAACATATACAACCTAGCCCATCAAATCTAGATGATGTTAATAATGAAAGATTTAAATTAGCCTCTGAAAGATTGTTTTGTGACAGAAGAGAACCAAGGGAAACAAGGGCTTTGAGAATGCTAGAACAAAAGCTATGGAATAGCGAAGATTTAGAAATGATAAATTTAAAAATTTCAAATTCTGCGATTTTGTAAAAATTTTATTTTTTAATTTGACAACTTGTTAGTTACAAATTATGCTTAGTTTACAACTAATTTATAAATAGGTGTAAAATGATAGTTAAGTTTATAAACGAATATAAAGAAGAAGAAATCATAAATGAGTTGCTAAAGATCTTAGAAAACGAAAGAAAGTTATTTAATATTGCTACTCTATGTATGATAAAAAAGAACATACGAAATTAATAAAAAAAGAGAAAAATCATGAAAAACAAATCAATAATATTCTTAACATTCCTAATAATATGGGGGACGTTAACCGTTGCTTTTAGTAATCTTCCACATAGTGCGGATACGCAAACTGCATCTTATGATTACATCAAATCAAATTTTTATAATAGGTAATAACATGTCTAGAACTCGTGATAACAAGATAGAAAAGGTTATAGGTAGCAAGATTTATGATCTACGATTAGGTGAAGGTTGGTCGAGACAACAATTAACTAAACATATTGGAGTTACTAGTCAACAAATAGCAAAATATGAGGATGGCAGTAATAGGATCTCAATTAGTACTCTTATACTAGTGGCAAAAGCTTTTAAAGTTCCAATATCATATTTTATTGATGGTTATGATAGAATGATTGACATCGAGCCAAAAACACAGCATCAACGTATGTGTATCGAGGTTTCTAGAAACTTTATGAAACTTCAAAATCCAAAGCATCAACAAGCTGTTAATTCAATGCTTAAGTTATTAGTAGCGGGTCAGTGAGATGGAAATAGAGAAGATATTAGGTCTAGGATCTGTGATAGCTATTACAATATCTTATTCAATTAATAAATCAATTATGTGGGCTATTATTCATGGCTCATTAAATTGGATTTATGTAATGTATTCACTTTTACAATAATAAATCTTAATATGAATGACGAGGAAAAAATAATCAAACTAATATAGTCTTGATTAATTAATAACTTAAATATATAAAATAAGTATCCTAGGTGCATTGTGTTGCATTATTAACCACATGACCCAGCACCTAGAATACGGGCAGCTAGTACTTTTAGGGAATGTACTAGCTGCTTTGTTTTTTATTCGTTAATTATCTGACCTTTACCAACTTTACCAGTTGACCCAAGTGGATTACTCCTTAGCCTTATAATAGCTCCAGCGTAATCTTGAGCAAAAATATCTGGAAATGATGAGGATGTAGGATGTCTAAAATCACCACCACTTATAATTAATGGTGCTCCTGATAGGATAGCTGGTGTTGATGAACCAGTTGTGTTTTTTAGAATGCAGTTAGTTAATATACTTTGATCGTTACTATTAGCAGTGCAATAAACTATACTTATATCTGAACTAGTAGTCATTGTTGAATTGTCCATAAATAAAGCTCTATTAATAAAAATAATACTTGTTGCCGCGGGATTTCTATTTGTTTCTCCAAAATTTATATTATTAAGTGTTACTGTGCCAAAAGAATTTACAATAGGTTGATCAATTCCTGAACCAGTGTTTCTCATTACAACTACACCAGTATCATATCTAAAGTTTCCTGTTGAAGTAGAGCTTGTGAAATTATCGGTAAGTAATATAGCAAAGTTGTTTACATTAACATTTTGAAAGACGGTAGCATCATTTATTCCGGATCCTGCTGTTGATCTAATTTCTACACATTCTGTAGTTAGTGTTGACGCCCCTAAACAGTTAATAGTTGAATTTTTAAAAGTAAATCTCCCTGTGCTTATAATTAAAAAACTATTAGAACCAACAATAGGAGTGTGGTTAAATATACCCTCAAAGTTTATGTTACATTTACCATCTGCATTAAATCCTCTAACCACATTACCAGATGCGTGAGCTTTTATAGTAATCCAAGGAGAGTCGTATTTTATTATTTCTCTACTAGCTTGAATATAATCTGCATCAAGTTGAACTACCGCAGTATTTCCATCACCATCCTCGTTATAATCCCTGGTCAATTGAGCTAATGCTGATAAGATTGTTTTTATAGTTCTAGTCGGACCAACATTGACAGTTATATCAGCCGGAGGATCGATAGGATCAGGATCAATAGGCTCAACATCAGTAAACATACGTTTTCTAAATACTGTACCATCATAAATAGCAAATATAGCTTCGTTAGCCAATAAATTAAATGGTATGTCATCACCTACTGGATCTTGTAATGACTTTTCGCCTAAACCGTCAATATTTAATATCACAGCACCTTTACTGGCTATATCAGCTGTAAATAATGCGCTCATACCGTTATAGTAACCGGTTGTAGTTTTACTAGCTCCAATAGCTGTAGTCAAAGCATACTTAGTGCTAGTATCACCAGGTTGCACAGTTCCAGCAGCTATATACTCATTCGTGAATATATAAGGAATTACAACATTGGTTTGAAAAAATGTACCAGCACCTGCCGTTCCTATAAATACACATTGATAGAATTTGCCGGTTAAAAGTATTGATGTAGTTGCTCCTCCCAACTCTTGTAATGTCCTAAAGGTTAAAGTTCCTATCTTTATAGTTACAGCTCCAGTACTTGTAATAGGAGATATAAAAGATACGATCATACCATTGTAATACTTGTCTATAACGACATCATTGGACGGCGTTAATACTACTTGGTTAGCTACCGTACTAGTTGCCGTGAATCCGGTAACTGAAGGGTTGCCTAATGTTTCAATAAAGGTTTGTTGAGTAATTGCTTTGTCAACGCCCTCTCCTGTCTTTCTTAATAATAGCAAGTCACCAACATCGAAGGATGTGGCTAATGCTAAATCTGTTATTTGTTTTTGTGCCATAATTTTACTCTATATTATACTGTTATCACTAACCTTGCGCCAGTTAGTGCCGTCACTGAAAGCCATTGATCCACCAACTCCTAAGTCTGATATAAAAATCATTTTCCCCGGGGTGAAATCGCTAGCTATAGGTTTGCCTGTGTTGGAATAGCTATATGGCGTATGTAATGCACCGTTTAAAAATCTAATCCAAAGACTGATATATCTAAATAGCCAGTTAATCCAATTTCTTTGTATTACTCCGGCGTATAAAAACCCGGACTGTTTAAACTCATCCGGTGGCTCTATGACATTATTAGATCCACTTATTGGTTCTATAATGTCAGTCATCGCCCAGTCGGGATATTTTGTTGGGGCTGCTCCGACTGAAACAGTTGTTTTAGTAAGCTTTTTTAGTTTTTTCATATTCTTACTTCCGATAATCTGCCACCGAAGTCACTTATCGCGTAGTCTTCGTTAGCATTTATTAATTTTAAATCTAATATGTCGCCATTGCCTATGTCGTATTCATATAAAGTTCCACCAAAGTTTATATCTAAAAATACTTTAGTTAGGTAAACTTCTGCTAATATACTTCCGTCTAAAAACCCTTGTGCTTCCATATCTGATATTTCCAATGTATCAGTTACACTAACGGCGTATTGATCAAGTGCAGCAGGTAATGGGTTAGCTTGTATATCAAAGTCGGCTGGAGTTCCTCTCACTTCGGCTACAATTAATGGTATTAGTCCATCAGGCATAGTGCTTACTGTACTACCAACGCCAGCAGGTGATATCTCCTTTACCAGACTAGCTATACTAGATATGTTTATTGAGCTTTGTATAAATACGCTAAAGTAAGCTGGGTATGGCTCTGAAAAATCAACAACAGTTGGATTCATCCATTGCTTAATGGCATCAATTATAGTGTTTGGCTCACCAGCTCCAATGTTTAGTTTTATTCTCGCTATTATAGCAATTCTATATACTTCGTCAGATCTTCCAACTCTAGCTTCGCCTACAATAGCTCCTACAACATCAAGTTGTGTATTGTTAGCGGTGTATATACCACATTTAGTATATACGTCCGACATGGCATTCTCTACTTCCTGAATCTCGGAAGCGAATGCGTTAATTAATTCGGGGACTCTTAAGCGCCCCTTGTCTTGTTCCATTAACCTAGCTTTAGCGTTAACAGAAAAATTAGTAACTTTACTTAATCCCATTATGCTATTGTAATTTTGGTTATATCGCTTACAGCTATTTGAGAAGATCCAACAGTTACGTTTGCACTTGATAATGCTGGTGGTGACTCGACTAATGAACCACCAATCTGTATTACAGCGGCTGTAATACCTGGCACCTCATAAATAGATTGATAAAGAGATTGGTATACTACATCTTCTCCAACTTCTAATTTCATTATTTGCTTTGCTATAGCGTCTTTTATTACGGCATCCCCATTTATTGGATATAGACTTACGTCTTTAGTTAAAATAACATTAACGTAAATATACAACTTGACAGGTCTTGAGAAATATACTATGTGGGTTTTGCCAGCTGTATCAATAATGGTATTTGTAACATTGCCATAAGTAGCTATGCCAGCGGGCTTAGTAACCCAGATTGCATTTGCTATTAACTGATCTAGTCCACCTAATACAAGTGTTTCAAAGCTATGAGCTGGTAAACTATCAACTGTTGCATTAGTAGAGTTTTCTGATACTGTAGCAGCCGTTACACCTTCGATGTTTAACACCCTAGCTCTTATAGCATCTACAGTTCCAGCACCAGCAAGTTTTAACGACCTTTCTCGTCTAATACGTAATTCATCGTCTATTTCTAGATTACGACCTATGACACCAGGAGAGTCATTGTAAACTGTCTCCCATCCACCTATTGGAGTTTGAATAATAGTTAGTTGTCCAGCTGGTAAAGCTATATCCCCTTTGTCACTAGCTGTGAAATTAGCGTACTGAGCAACATTTACAATGAACATATTATCATTATGCGTTACGTTGATAGGAGTTCTGTCGTTAATGATTATAGTTAATATATCATTAACATTGGTCGCTGTTACCCCAATTGCTGATGTGTTGATACTAGACACCAAAGAATTTACAACAGTAGCCTTTACTTCAAGAGGTGCAGCTACTCGACTATATGAATGACCACTTATTGTTAGTTGATATATGTTCCCTTCAACAAAAACAAAATCAAGCTTTATACCTGAACACCCTAAATTACTTAAAACTACTTGGTTATCAAGTTTAAATACTGTATTTATGCCAAGAGCTACAGCTTCGCTGCCTTGTGGTACAACTGTTTGGTTTACTCCAGTTAAAAACGCCTCCACAGTTGTTGCGGTAGCCTCTAACCTTTTAACCCCAATATACGCAGCTATATTATCTAAACTAAAATCAGTTGCAGTATTAGGGTTTAACGAGTTGTAAACAGATTCAAGCGCAAGCCACTCTTCAGCAGTTGGCTCGGTTAATACACCTATAAGCTGGCCAAATACCGACTCCTCATCTACCCTTATAGTTCCAAAAGCTTCGTATAAAAGCTGGTTTATACTCGTTCTTATTTCGTCAAAGCTTTTAGTGTTAAATCCGCTAGGAACTACGCCGTAAGAATCAGTCATTTTATATCTCTATTTCTATTATATTTCCGCCATCATCAAGTACTGTAAAGTTTATTTTTAATATTCTTAACAGGGGGTCCTCCTCTATGTTAAACTCTAGGATCTCCTCTACTTCAGGAACTGATTGTATCTCCCTTAGATAAATAACTTTGATATCTGATAAGAATTTACCCTTACCAAGAATGTCATTAAAGTAGGGTAATCCAATAGCTTCATCCAAAAACCATTCGCCCTCAAATGTAGAAAGCCTACGTCTAATAGCTTGAGCGGTGTTAGTAGTTGAATCAGTTAATGACAAATCACCATTGACTATTGAGAGCTCGCCTGTAGCATCAATTAATAAGTCTCTATTTAAAGTTTTACTCATGTTGGTGTGCCTGTGAAACCAGGAATAACAGCCGTTGGTGTACTACCAGCTATTGGCTCTGTATAAGAATGTGTATGAGTACCTAAAGTAACAGATCCAGACTTAATAGCTCCAGTTGCAGTAATGCTGCCCGTATTGGTAATGCTACCAGTATTATTGAAGTCGCCAGTATTTGTAAATGTTCCATCGCTATTAATGCCACCTTTGAATGTTATGACTCCGCCATTAACTCCGCTACCAGTACCACCAAGTTCAAAATTACCACTAACAGCAAAATCACCTTTGTGTACAAATTTTACTGCTGTGGTCTGTATTTGGTTAGTTGCTGTTATTACAGCATCTTTACATGTAGTTGTAACGCTTTCAGACGCATTTAATGTTGCATTCTTAGCATCAATAGCAACTGTCTCCGTAGATGTTATATTTATATTTTTGGATTTAATATTCATTGATTCCACAGATCTAATATTCACCACTTCTGTGCCAACTATATTTACATCTTTAGATGTAACGGTCGCCGAATCTGTAGATGTTACGTTTATTTCTTTAGAATTAATATTTATCATATCCGTAGATTTAACATTCACAGTTTTTGTGGTTGTTATGTTGATGTCTCCACCTTTAGTAATGTTAATACTAGCACCCGAAAAATTAATCGCTAAATCCTCATTGTTCTTTGCTCCACCAACTTTAGTAAAAGGTTGTAACCCCATAATTGCTATAGCATCACTTAAGTTATGAGATCTTGTAGATGCAGCCTTTTGTCCAACGCCACCAAGCAACCAATTGCTCATATCTCTATCTGCAAATAACAAAACACAAGGATCACCTTTATTAACTGGTAATGTTATAGATGCTCCCCCTGAAGACATAAATACTACAGGTACATTATTAATTACTGGGTAATCAAGCTCTTTACCATTAGAGTAAAGCTCTTTCATACTGATTTTTACATTAGCTAATTGCTTTTTAAAATCATAAGACTCAATAGATCCAGGCATGCAAACTCTTATTGAGCCAGCAATGCTAGTGTTAAGTTTTTGTATTAAACTTACTATATCGTCCATTAATTTAATGCTTTATTTATATATATTGAATTATAGTTTATTTTTTAACTATTTGTAACTATTATTTTCGTAAACCACTCATTACCCCTAGTATCTCCAAGGTGATTTAGTTCCTTTACTATAAAAGTTCCTGTTAATACTTTACTTTTGATATCTATTAAGTCTCCAGCCTCTAATTGGGGTTGCAAAAGAGAGGTTACCTTATATTCATTCTTGTTTAATAAATCTAAGTTCTTAGTCTTAATAATAAGTTCCGGTGAATCTATCAAACCTGTTTCAGCCGATAAACTAACACTTTTATTCTTATTAGAATTGCCATTCTTAATTATCATTAATTGGTCATTCTGTATTGACCACTTGAACCCGAACTGTTCACCTAATTGGTCTAATGAATTAGGGATAGAACCAATATATGAATAGCCGTTTTTAAATTTTGCGCTTTTGTCGTAATCAGCATATTTAATTGGTAGCTTCAATTCTTTAGCTATTGCATCAATAACCGAATTTAAAGAAGTATTATCTTTAAATGACAAACTAATATTGTTGTCAATTATTGAGTTAAAGCCATCCTTTGAATATATCGTGCTAATGATATCAGGGGTCTGTAGGGTATGTATTATGTTACTTATATTACCTTGACCAATGCTTATAGCACCTCCATTCTCTACATATCCAGCTTTGACCCTTACTAAGCTAGAAGGGTCACTAGTTATCTTATTCCTTGTGGTTTGGCTTAAGTTGGTAATATCTACACGACAATAGTTTTGATTAGAAAAAATACTTTTCTTGATGTCGAACTTTATACGTAAATTCTCGATTCTTATATCAGGAGAGACATCAACTATACAAATTCGATTAAAGTATCTCATCAAATCCTGCAAATATTAACAATATATCTATACCCATGTTTGATTGGGTTATAGGTACAACAATTGGAGTAACTGGTGTTACAATCAAATAACCTTGTGGCTTATTTTGAGAATGAACTCCATCTAATACATCAGTGTTTATAATAAGCCGTCTATTAGTTACTAAAGTTTCACCTTCGTTCGTAGATAGACTAATAGCCCAAGTTTCGTCCCTAGCGTTCCAAGAGGCTGACATAACAAATGGTTTGTCACCTAGCAATATGTTTTGTGTAAAAAAGCTTTCTTCTGTAGCCCAGTTTATTACTTGCATTATTTACCAATACCTAATATGCTTACTAATGCACTTTTTGCTTTCGAAGATTCTTCTACCGAGGCTAATTTACTATCTTGCTTTCCTAAGTTTAATTTTCCAGCTAGATTGTACTTCTTGCTTAAACCAGTTGTTTTTTCGACTGTAGCGTATGTAATCTGCTGCAATGTAATGGTAAAATATAAACGATCACCAGTTTCTTTGGTTCTTGGCATGCTTACAGATTCAACAGCCATATTAGGTAATACATCAAGCTTGTTAACTATGGTTACAGTTGATTTGCTACCGGCTAAATCTTTTAAAAACTCATAAGCAGCTGTTTGCTTTGCCCCTTTACCTTGAAACCTATTACTAAGATTATTTAGTATATTACCGCTAAACAAAGAACCAATTTCCCTTATACCGCTTACAATGTCTCCAGCTGAATCAGTTATACTACAATCCATAGTAACCCTTAATGGATTTATATAGATGTGATCTGCTATATAAGCCCCAGACTCTACGGGATGAGTTGTTATAGTATTATTGTAAGTAATGGTCTCTAGATGAGTACCGTCTATAACAAGATCACCTATTTGACTTTTATTGTTGAATAAAATCTTTTTTCCAGTAAGTACAAGATTAGATATTTTTGCTAATAAACTTATTGCCATATCTTACCTTCCACTTATAGAGTCAATACCACGCTGCATATTTACATTAAACTGTAGTTGCATTTCTTGAGCTATTTGGGTAGCGATAGACGCTGATTGTTCACTACTAGTTCCAGATGGAACAGTTACAGTGATATTCTCGGTAATATATTGGTTTACCTTTTTATCGCTATTATAATTATTGCCCGAGATAACTCCACTTGTAGGAGAATTTGGGCTTAATGATATAGCTGACGTAGCACCAGTTAAACCGGTAAATCTTGGTCTAGCTGCGTCTCTAGCAAGTTTAATCTCTATATCTTCAGCCTTCTTTATACCAGTGGCTTTTGATATCTTATTAACTATATTATCAAAGTTTAAAGTATCATTCCAAAAGCCAGTAAACCAACTAGCTAAGTCTTTAAACTTACTTACAAAATAATCAGTGATATCGTCTATAACGCCAAAAAACTTTACTTTGAATTTATACCAGTGAACACCAATTATCCCAACAGCAGACTCATTGCCTTGCACCCAGTGATATAGATCGTTTATAACTAACCCTATAGCTACTCCTAAAGCTGCTAATCCAGCTATTATCCATGTTAATGGGTTAGTTAACATGGCAACTGTTAAAGCTCTAAATGCTGATACAGCCGCTAAGATTCTTGGTGTTAGTATAAAGGCTAAAGCAATTCCAACAACTGATACAGCGTTCTCAAAACCTCCCATTACCTCTATTACTTTATTAATAGGGGTGATAATCAATTGTAAAGCTCTAAACAATATATTTAAAGCTATACTTAATACGTTTATGAATGAAGATATATTTTGTGATATTATCTTTCTGTTCTCAATGAACCAACCCTTGAATGCCTTTATCATGTTATTGAATACAGGCATGAACTTAATAGAAAGTTCTTTCTTAACACTGCTAACTATTATTTGTAGTTCTGACCATGACTTTATATAATCCTTAGAGCTCTTTATACCCCTAGAATCAATTATATAGCCTATCTTTTCTATTTCTATACGCTGTTGCCTTAGAGACTCACCACCATTCTTAAACAACCTGGCAAGTTCTATGTTATCAGTACCTAAAACTTTTTGTAATGCTGAAGCTCTAGCTATTGGGCTATTGATAGAATCAATCTTTTGTGCTAGTTCTTCGTATAATTGAAATGAGGATTTTACTTTACCATTAACACCAGTAAAGACAATACCTAAGCGAGCCATTTCTCTAGTAGCTTCATTATTACCTTGACCAATATCACCTAGCTTCTTATGAAATACATTCATGGATTCGCTAAGCTCTCCAACGCCAAGTCCAGTAGACTGAGCTGCTAGCTCTATGCTTTGTAGCTCCTCCGCTGTTATACCTAGTTTTTCAGCTAATTGGTCTGCGGTTTTCGCAACTTTAGCAGTATGAAGACTTAATAAACTTATGGCTGTAGCTGTTCCAGTTAGTCCTAATAAAGATTTTTTAGCTAAATTAGAATACTTGCCAAGTTCATTAAGATTATCTTTAATTTGAGCAATAGTATCATTAAATTTAAAAAGCTTCTTCTGATCAATAAGAAAGCTAAGTTTCGTTACTATTTCCCTTAAAATCATAAACTATCACCTTTGCTTTAAAGCAGATTCTTTCTCTAATTGATATTTGATATCAGCTTGCATATCTAATAACGCATTAATTTCAAACAAATCATCTATAGTTATGCAGGTGTTTAATTCTGCAAATGTAACCTTACCCTCTAAAAGTGGTCTATACATAAACCACTTTATCTTTAAGTTCTCGTCTAAACTTCCGAACTCTCTGTTGTCACCACTCCTTGGTTCAAAAGGAGTCCAGAGAGCCGGTCGATTGGCAAAAAACCCTTGAAATGTACGATGATAGATTGAGTTAACGCCTCCGTCATCTCTTCGATATTGCCAGTATAAAACTTGTCAAATGTACTTTTGTTTATAGCTACACCATCTCTAGTAGTTTGAGACATGATCTCTAGCATTAGATCACCCTTAGGATCGTTGGTATATAATGATTTTAAAACCAATGATATACCTTCGCCTAAACCACCAAATCCGCTATTATCCATAACGCTAAATATGCTTTTCAACGAGTCACCAACTGTAGCACTAAACTTTAAAAACAAAGTGTAGTTATGCATAGCTGGCAACGCCATAAACTCATATTCGTGACCATTAATAGTTTTGTTAGTTTTGACCATTGATGCCCCCAATAGTTCCTACAGCCTCACCCATTCTGATTACCCAACTTCTGTTTGATGCCGAAGTTCCAAACTCTACAGTTGGAGGAGTAAGAATATAAGCGTATGTACTGGTTATTAAAGTACCACCATTGTTATCCTTTACCATTATTGCAAAAGCACCACCTACGTTTACCGCTCTATCTAAATTCATAAAATTTGATAGAATTTCATTTGAAGGTGACCCTTGACTTAGTGTTAGTGTTAGCTTTGCATTATAGTTATTGTTTTTGAATCTGATTAAATTTCCATTTGCATCATTGTCATCATTAAATAAGTCTTCGTCCCATGTAATGCTTACAAATGTATCTTTTGAAAATCCGGTTACAATATGGCTTAAGTTAAGCCCTGTTATTGTTACAGTCACCTGGTTTGGATCGAAAGTTTTAGCCATCTTGTTTTCTCTCTTATATTTATATTGTTACAAAACCGTTAATAGTAACTTTATTTATAGCCCCAGTTACTACAGCTGAAAAAGTTAAGCCAGTTAAGGATCTAGTAGCTTTAGTATCAGCAGTTATAGTGTTGATATCTGGAGTTGTTATTGTGTAACCTGACAAAACTCCTAGTTTTACACCTAACTCTAAAGACGCTCTCATAGCAGTTTCTATCAAGCTAATACCCTGAACGGTATATGGTATCTTTGGATTAGTGAAATATATATTAGCTACATCTTGCTGCATTGTGTTTTCAAGCCAATCAACGCCATATATAATGTCGATAAATTCTCCACCCCCCATTTTGCCATTGAATGTTGCATCTCTACCAGCCATGTTGGTATAATAATTACCGTTAAGACTTTCGATTTGAGTTATTTTAGCACTTGTTAATGAACCTGCAGAAATTGGAGTATCCGCTACTATTCCGGCTAATGTTTTAAACGCCCAATTTGCCGTACCTGGATCAGTAGGTAACAATGCTCCTAACCAGGCTGCATTTGCATATGTAGCTTTGCCAGCATTATCATGAGCATTATATATTACAAAAGTTCTATCATAGTTAGCTGCGTGTATAGCAGTCATAAGGGCTAATCCAGATAAGTCATATTCCTGCAATGCAAGCATTTTAGGTTGGTCATCAGCTTCAACTGCAGCAGCTAGAGCGACATAATTAGCAAGAGTAATACTTATGTCATCTGCTATCACAACTGCATAGAATGTGTATGAAGCACCGATTCTTGTATAAGAGTCAACCAAAGACTCGCCGGCTTTTGTTTGCCCGATTAATATTTTGTTTACTGAAACTGCTTGACCGAAGATTCTAGTTGCTATTAGATATTCTTGGCTATCAGCGGCGTAATCTACCTTTACCTCGGCAGCTGAAAAATATTCTTTTACTACATCCGAGTCGGTGCTATTACCAATAACCAAAATTGTGCTAAACTCATCTCTTTTGATTCCTTTGGTAGCTCTAGTTATTTTAATGTCGACAATTCTATCTATTAAAGCCATTTTTACCTTTTATTTATTTATTATAATTTCTTTGCCAGTATCTATATCTACTATATGAATATGTTCTATTAAGCCGACCTTATCGATTACTTGTTGCGTTAGGTTAAACTCAAGCTCTAAGATAGATCTGCTTTCGTTTATACCGCTTATAGCTTGTGGTATAGCTGATACTCCTAATGTGGTTTTCATGTATGCCATATCACCCTTAAAAGCGTTGTATGCTATTTCTGTAGCTAAGTAGTTTTGTAATTTATTTAGCATCTCTTCAGATTTATGAAGCTCATCCGCGTAGCTTTCTAATGTCACTAAAAACGACTTATTGTATAAAATCTTTTGTTGCGCTAAATCGTCAATTCCATATCGCATTGGTAAGCTTAAATCCGTCATCTGGTTTATTGACATAGTAATGAACGGCTTCTTAGGTCTTGGGGCTATCTGATTAGCAAATATGACTGTTATTGAGCTTTCGTCTAAAACATCGACTATAAAAACCCTGAACCTCTCATATACTTCGCTAATTAGCATCTAATTCCCCTTTAAATACGATAATTTCGTAGTGTGCTAATTCAGTACTTCCCCATATCTCTTTCTTAGTTACTAAGTATTTTTTTCCATACAACATAACAACATCAGGTTTATTCAAGTTGTCTTCTGATGTGTTCAATTCCGTATTCGTATAAAGTATAAATGCAGACTTAGTCCTATAACCTTCCGGGAAGGTTTCCATAACTATCGCTGGTACCGGCTGGACGTTAGCCCTTATAACGAAATTACTCTCTACTCCATCTACCCAATATCCGTTTAACCAACCACCAGAACCTGGTCTAACTACAGGAACGTCTCTTTTAAAAATATCTGTTAACATAATTAATCGCCGTTCTCGTCTGCAAATTTATAACTAACAGAATTTCTCATAACACCAGTATCTATAAGCGGATGTGAACTCTTCTTCTTTTTGATCGTAAACTCTGCATTTGGCGGAGAAACTCCATCAGTAATAGTTTGCTTTATGTCATCCCTCGCTATAATTCCAACTTTCGCAATAGCAGCTAACGCCGTATCTTTTCCATCTATTATATTGTTATAGGCTTGTTCAATTTCTTTCTTCCAACCGTTCTTTTTATCAGTTGTAGAACGAATGAATGAACGCTGAGGTATAACTATATTTTTATTAACGCCAGCGGTTGTAGTTCCAAATTCATTTGCCGTTGCATAAGTTACTATGGTTTCTCCATTGTTTTTATTCAAAGCCTCTCGCCCTTGAATACCAACTTTTATTACCGCTTTCTTAAACTCTTTAAGTCTTTTCTCTAATGCCTTAAATCCTTTGTCTACGTCTGTATAGTTCATATGACGCAAGCACGAGTTCTTACAGGCATAATGCATCCGCTTCTTATTCGTATAAGTTCACGACCATATTTAGTATCTGATAAGCCAGATACATCTAATGATGTCTTTGTGATCTCATATTTTATGGAAGCGCCACCTTCTGTATAACTGGATATATTTCCTGCTGAACCACCCGTTGCATTGGCTATTGTCAATACATGGGCAGCTAGATAAGCGACCAATAAAGGACGCTTATCGCCACATAAACCAGCTGATATTTGTAATTCTGCTACCTGTAGAGCTCCTACAAAATCAATATTCTTGAACTCGGGTGCTATAATTACCAAATATTCAGCTGGTGTAGACATTAGATACCTGTTCTAATAGCTTGTGATTGAGGGCGGACAATGATAGTACCACCATGCTTAGAGTGACAAGGTACTTTGTAAGCTAGGTTGTTCCATTGTGGTGCAAACATCTCGAAGTCTTGCGGTATTTCCTGCCAGAACTTGTCGATGTTTCTATCGTAACCAATCATTCCATCCAATCCACCAAATGCTCCTTTTAGCTCGTTAGCCCAGTGAATGGTTACACCAGGATTGTTTCTTAAGAAGAACTGAGCAATTGTGGTATCAGTACCAATACCTAATTGTGTATTAGTAATAATGTCATATTGAGCTATTGGCATAGCGATATCAGTAATGTTCTCAACACCGTTTGTTGAAGATTGAACGAATGATTTAAGTTCGTTAAGATCTTGTAAAATTAGTGCTGGAGTAGCAACCTTAGTAGCCCAAAGTCTAGCTGGAGCAGATGCGCCGGCTACAGGAGCTGTAGGGATAGACGTATTATTTAACCAACCATTAAGTCCCACAGTTGCATCACCAAAGAATGCTGTATCATTCATGAATCTTAGATGTTCTTTTAAAGCAGCTCTGATTTTTCTTTCTTCTAATGGCTTACCAGCAAACATTGCAGCTCTAATATCTTCTATAGATATAGAATATGCATTACCGTATGACCTTAGATTATTAGTGTATTGTTGACCCATAACATCTACTAGAGGTAGATCGTCAGCATAGTTACTTATGATCTTACCTTTTGCAGTAAAATCATATACAGTATAAGTAACAGTTGTTGCGCCAGGTGATGTAGTTCTATCGATAGGAATTAATTCAGCAGCTTTCAAAGGCGCAATTGGCACTTCAAAAACTCTAGATTTAATTTGCTCTAGTTCACGCAAAAAGAAAATTGTTTGTGCGCTATCTAGGTTAGTTAATGTATTACCATTCATATTGTAAAGATTTGTCATTTTATTTTATTCTCTTTTAATTATTAAACTTCTAAACCCGGAATTATTTCAAGCGCAAATAGGTTGGTACCAGATGACGCACCGCCAGTTAAGAATCTACCTATAGTGATTTTATTTGCTGATGCAGGCTCTATATCCGTAATCAAGCCAGTGCTTCTGTCTAAGTAAGCCCAGTCTCCAGCATCTACCGCTATAGCTCCTATCAATGGCACCCATACTCTGCCTTGCTCAACAACCGTAACCATGCTAGCTGTTGGATAAGAACCACCTATTTGCTCTGGGTCATAACCCGATACTCCAAGGAATTTGAGAGTAGATGCACCGCCAGCTGGAAATCTCTTGACTTGTTTTTGTGGATCTGTACCCCTAATCAAGGGTTGACCAAAGGGGATAGCCTCTTCAGCTCCAAAGCTTGTTTTAACATTTATAGTGCAGTCGACTATTTGTCCGTCCTGCGCTACTGTGTATTTGTAATCGTATGCCATATTATTTTTCTCTATGTATTAGTTAAAGTGGGGCGTTAAAGCCCGTTTGGATTTCTAAAAGAAATACCTTTTCTCCGTTGAGCCCATCTGACGTACCACCAGTTAAGAACCTTCCTACTGTTATAAATGTGCCTACTGGAATATTAGAAAAGTCATCCTTAATAACAGTAGTACTTTCATCTATGTAACAATAGTCGCCAGCTGTAACAACAAGCCCCGGTTTTAGAGTTGTCCATACTCTACCGGCTGTTAGTACAGTCACAGCATCTCCATCGACATATACTCCGCCTAATGGATTAGCCTCTCTTGGAAGACTAAGAGCGTTGTAAACTGCTACGCCTAAGAATTTGTTTAAAACAGTCGCTCCAAAGTTGTTGTATATCGCACAAGTCTTTTCTAGAGGAGTGTGCCTCATTACTGGTCTGCCAAAATCTATGACTCCAGAAGCTGTGAAACTATCTTTGATGTTAAGAGGTGAACTTTCTAATTGACCAGCTAATGCCGGTGCATGTTGTCCGTATTCCATCTACTCCTCAAATCCGACTTCAAGTTCTAATACGAATAGCTTTTGTACTGATGGATTAGTAGTACCACCGGTTAAAAATCTGCCTATAGCGATTGTTTCATCTGTTACGGCAACGTTAGTGATTATGTCATCAGTAATATTAAGATAAGCTGTTTGACCAGGTTGAACCGTTACAGTACCTACAAGAGGTACCCATACTCTACCCATAGTGACTACTGTAACCATAGATTGAGGCGCGTATGAACCTTCAATTCTAGTAGCTGAATAACCGGAAATACCTAACAGTTTTGTTGTAATACCACCGTTGAATACTTTTACTTGTTTTTCTTTGTCTGACCCTCTCATCAAAGGTAATCCAAACCCTATGACTTCTTCAGCCGCAAAACTGTCATTTGTTTTGATAGTAGTATCGTAAGGTTGACCTGCTTGCGGTTCTGGATATATATAACCGTATGCCATATTATTTACCCCCAGCGTGTTGAGCTTTCAAAATATCCATAAGAGTTTTTGGCTTTTTATCCGCAACACTCATATCTAAATTGGTCATTTGTTTTTTAATGTTTCTGTATTGGTTATCTTCAATAACTGCATCAAATCTACCAGCTACATAGTCATCTGACTTATCAGCAAAGTTAGCTTCGCAATTAAGTCTTGATTTAATTGCACTTTCCATGATTTCTCTTTCGGTCTTGTCAATCAGTCCGTCTGTGTTCATGATTGATGCAGCCTTATTCAAAAGCAAAACTCTTTGTATGGCTTTTTCAGCAACCAAGGAGTCAACATTTATTTTGGTGCTTTTGAGCATTTCATTTTCAGCTCTTAGTTTCTCGATAACTGATTCAATCGAATCGTTATTAGATTCGGATTCAATAGAGCTTACTTCACCCTCAACAAGTGCCTTCACTTCCTTTACTTCTTCAGTTATTGATTTTGTTTCGGTGTCAACAGTTGTTTTAATTACCGTTTCTGCCAATTTTTCAATAAGGCTCTCGCCTTCGTTGTCTTTATTAATTGTCATAATTTCCTTTGTTTCGTTTTTGATTTCTTCGCATTGAATAAATGCTCCATCTAGATTTAGCCTAGCCACCGCACCGGCTCTGCCTTTATCTACACATGCAATGTGATTGTAGTTAATGTTGGTTTGGCGATGAGTGTATTTTTCGCCTTCATATTCTCCGACTTCTTCAATTAGATCGACCCTATATCCAGCAGACAACTCATGTTTACCATTGTTAATCGCTTCTATAGCATCTTTGTGAGTAATATTTAAAGATACGGCGACAAAACCTTCTTCGATTTTTACCGTCTCGCCAGTCATTCCCACAACTAAAGAATCCGCATTGTCAACGTTAACTAATGTGCTTGGGTGATCATTGGTTATAGGTAATGATTTTAATGTTTCTAAGCTTTCACTTATTAAAACATCCTTAGGATGTCTTAACTCTCTACGTTCTGTGCCGTCCATATTGTGATATACAAAAACGCCAGTTCTAGTGACAACAGCATCTCCTTTTAAAAACCCCTCCGGAGTCTTTGATACTTTGCCAAGTTTTACTCTGTCTATTCTTATATCCGTCAAGATGTCACCAATATTAATGTATTACTAATATATTAACTAAGTTTACATAATTGTCAATATTATTAATTAATTATTGATAATTTAACTTTTTACTGTTAACCTTTGTTACTTTTACAATTTAAATACGAGGTTATTATGCTAACAAAAACGAGAGCTTATTTAATTATTATACTACTGCACATATTACTAAATGTTCTTTTAGGAGCGGTAGTTCTAACGTTTGTAAACGTAGCCAAAGCTGAAAATTCTAATTATTATATAAAACCTATATTGGGACATTTTAGCCCGCAAAAAGTTGGTGCTATGACTAGTAAAAAAACCCCATTTATTGGTTTTGCTATTGGTTATGATATTGCTGACAACGCCAGAATAGATTTATCAATCGAACATTTTTCTAATATAAGACATGCTTTTTACCATGCTAATCTGTGTGCTCAAAGAAATTCAAATCCTTTGGTAGATGATAATAAGATTTGCACTTATGGAAAAGTCACCACAGGGAAAATCAATCTTTTTGTAGATTTATTAAAAATTAAAGGTAATACACTATATGGGGGCTTAGGTGCTGGAATCTCAAAAACAAAAGGCGTATTGACAAAAGGACTGGATTCAGATGTAATATCAGAAAAAAAAGATTTGACTTATGCGATTTACTTAGGTGTAAACAGAAAATTATTTAATAATACACATCTAGAAATTGGTTATAGTTATCAACATTTAGGTGAGTACATAAATAATTACAAAGGTCATGCTATAATGACAGCAATAAGACTTAATCTATAATTTAACGATAGCAGCTAAAGAGCAACGACATTGGAAGTCTTGTCCCACTTGTAACGGGACACCACCAATGGATCTTTTGCTCTTTAGCCTTCCATCTTCCGAATCCCTATAAGTTAGCTCATCATTCCATTGACATACTTTGCCATTCAACACTTTATGGCTAGTTCTTACACGCTCATCATTAGATGTTAGCCATACATATTGCGTTATGCCTACTTGTTTATGTTCATGCTTAATGTAATCAGAATGAAGTTTAGCAGTTTGATCTCTAGCAATAAGACGAGCTTTGTTGCGAGAGATATTGAACCTTTTTTGTAATTGTTTCGTTAGCTCTGGCATTGATAAAGCTGAGCGGTAACTACTTTCTATAACAAAGCCAACTTGGCTTAATAAGTCTGTTTGTATGGTCTTTATTAAACTAACGTTTGTTGATACCCAGGATTTTAATAGTAAATCAATATCTGGATTTAATAGCGGTTGATTTAAAATATTTAGCATCAAACTGGGTGACGCTACTTTTACAGTTAGAATATCTTTGAATGAATTGTAAAGTTGTTTATTGGTGTATTGTAATATTGATCTACCAGTTAACAATAGATCTCTTATAAGCTGATTATCATTGACGGTTATAAATGTAGCTATGTCAGTTAATAGGTTTTGTAAATCATCAACATAATCATCAATTCTAGTATCGCTATCAAGTTTATTGTTAGCAAAGAAAGGTTTTAAACGTATGTTTATAAGCGAAATAGTTCCCCGTAGCCTCTTAAGTATGTATCGTTCATACTTAAGGGCTTCGTACTTTGGAAACGTAATTACCTTCGCTACAGCGTAAGTCATTTTTTTGGTAAAGAATTTATATAATTTATTATATCGTTCTCTATGCCAATACGATCATTTAACGCCCCAATTTGGGCATTTCTTTCTACATTATTGTTTTGTCTTGTTACAATAAGGTTTTGTAATATAGTTATATTGGCTAAATAAACTGTTATATCCTCGTTGTTTTGGTCTATTAACTTTTGTTGATCAGCTATATACCCATTTAAAGTAACTATATTAGCTAAACACTCATCAATCATTTGTTGCGGTGTAGTTTTTAAGTTTTTCATTTTTTTATCCTCGTTAAATTATGTTAAGTTTTTAGGCTATTGTCCAATTGCATGTATGTGTGGTTATTACTTTACCAGCCACACTTTCTTGAAATTGTATATACAGTAAGTCTCCGCCTTGTAATGGTATTAACGAAGTTATTGTTACCGGAGTTTTGTAATCTATAGCAATATCTGCAAATCCATAATAAACTGGTGTTGTTAATACATTTTTTACTAATACAATATATGTGGTATCAGCGACATATGTACCACTACGACTTAGAGTTAGATTAACAGTAACAGTTTTATCTGCAGAAAATGTAGTATTTACTGGAACTCCAGCTGTTCCACCAGTCCAACTTCCAAATCCTACACTTTTTTTTACCGTTCCTAGAGGGAGGTTTGCTGTATATAAAGCTCCAGTTGTCGGTACAGTAGTATTAGCTGATTGCCCACCTGTTGTACAAATACAATACGCAGCCGCTTCATATGATATGATTCTTCCGTAAGTATCCCAACCTAAATGTTGCCCTATAGTATTCGTTACTGCCGAAGTTGCAACGCCTAAATCTATAGACATTGAAGAAGTTCCGGCACCACTTACCACGACTCTACCAGTTGTACCTGATATAGTTGTAGATGTGGCAGCTGTAACTCTACCGCTCGCATCTATAGTCGGATTACTTAAATTATAAGTCCCAGGTGTCACAGCTGTATTGATTAAATCAATAGCCATTGTCGTAGTACCTGAACCAGTTACAGATATTCTACTAGCTGTACCTGATATAGTTGTAGATGTGGCAGTTGTAATCCTTCCAGATGCATCTATAGTCGGATTACTTAAGTGGTAAGTTCCTGGTGTAACAAGTGTATTCACAAGATCTATTGTGATTGAAGATGTTCCCACACCGCCCACAAATATTCTATTAGCTACTCCCGATATATTTACTGATTCAGAAGCCGTTGCTCTTCCGTAATCATCAAAAGTCACGTTCGGACTTATATAGCTACCAGCTACAACAGCCGTTTTAACTAAATCGATAGTTACATTATTAGTACCAAGACCTGTAATAGCCGTCCTACCGCTTGCCCCTAAAAGCACTGTAGATGCAGCTGTAACAATTCTACCGGCTGCATCAACAGATGCATTCATCATGAAGTAGTTTCCAGGTGTTACAACCGTGTTAACTAAATCAATAACTATAGAACCAGTCCCATAACCACTAACGGCTATTCTATTTGATACGCCGGTTAGCGTAGTTGAAGAAGCTGCAGTACCACGACCTTTAGCATCGAAAGTTATGTTGCTTAACAAATAAGATCCTGGTGTTACAGCTGTATTAACTAAGTCTAAAACTGGCGTTTGCCCACCTGTACTTGATATATTACCAGTTGTTCCACTAACACTTTTTACATATGTGCTGCCAATTGTACCTAATTGTTCCACGGTCGCAAGATCAGTAGGGTTAACCCCGTCCGCTGCATTTATAATTTTATATCCTTTAATATCTATATCGCCACTATTAGGAAGAGAGTTTAAACCCGTAGCTAATAATGTATCTAATGAAGATTGCGCTTTTCCAGCCGAAACCGCTGCACCCGATGCCGAAGATGCAGCATAATCACTAGCTGATATAGATACAGTTGCAGCAGCCTTAGCTAGGCTAACTTGTTTTGAACATTCCAAAGTCTCTGCCGCGGCTGCATCTGCTGAAGCTAAAGCCAAAACCGCAGATGCGGCTGCACCAGTTGACGAAGCCGAAGCTGCATCAGCATATGTGCTAGCAACCCCAGCCATTGTAGTAGCAGTACTAGCAGCTGCAGATGCTACAGTTGCAGAAGCTGACGCAGCCCCAGCGTCCGCACTAGCGGCAGTAGCTGATTTTTGAGCTTCCGCTGCTATAGCATTTAATGTAACAACAGTTGCGTAATCAGTATCGGGTGTAGCTATTTTTAATAAATTGCTTGTAGAATCATATTTAATCATACCACCACCGGTTAAATCTCCAGTAGGTAGATTGTTAATATTAACGGTTTGAGTTTCAATAGCTTTATTTGATGAATCACCTATGAGCAATTTTCCACTTGATAACGCTATATCCGATGGTGAAAATGATGTAGTCGTACTAACAATACCAGCGGTATTAACTAAGTAACCGTCAGCTTGGCTAGCTAATGGGACAGCGTTAGGTAGTAATGGAGTCGCCGTCCCTTCAATTATATATTTCTGTAAGTTTAAATCATTATTAACAATAACCCGGTTATCAACGTCAATAGTTAATAATGTTACCCATTTAGTGTTGTCAATACCACCTATTAACTGTTGTAATTGCCGTACATCACGTACATATACTTGCATTCCTTCGCTTCGGCGTTCTGTTGTTATAGCATCTCTTTGTGCTAAGCTAATTACAGTTCTAAGACCACCTTTTGCAAACTTATCCCAATGTGTTGGATATGTGTCTAAGTCATTTGTAGTTGTTATAGTACCTGTTATTGGCACCGTTCCTTTGCTCATTTAATTAACCCTAATCTTTAATGCCGCATGTAATATATAATAAGAACGATAAGCGTAATAGTTTTGAGTAACTCCAAATGCATTGGTTACACTAACAATCCTATAGTCATCCATAGAGACCTCAAGATCTGTGGCATCATCAATGAAATTAGCTCTTTGACCCATAGAAACAGGAAAACAAAACCACTTATACCCTCCCGACTCAGTCTGGTAGTCTCCATTAATGTTGTCAGCTAATCTATTTATTCTTAAAGCTTGAATACCAGCAGAATCAAGAGTGGTAGAATCACTTTCGCCAACGTATATTCTGTTATAAAAGTTAACGTACATAGATCTTGAAAACAAGCCTTCAAGCGTACTTTCACCCGTAACTTTAAATGAAATTAAGGTGGGTACATTAAATGTAATAGCCGGAATAACTACATCGGCAGGAACAATGTTAGGAAGGTTACTAACTAATGTGGTAGTCGATGAATCATGAATATAGTCGATACTTATAGTATTAGTTTTTAAGAATTGTGGGGATGTAATAGACCAAACTGCTTGATATGTACCAGCAGTTATATTTGCCCCAACTTCATATATTAATGCACTTAAGTTTATACTAAATGACGCAAATATAGGTCTTTGAGCCCCGTATAATAATCCCGTCCACATATCGGCATATTCTACAGCTTCAAACGTAGTTCCTTCGGGGTAACCATCTACACCTATTGGCATGGGTGTAGAATTAGTATAAGTAGGTGGCTTTCCGCTACCCCCTCCACCGCCGCCGCCTTTTAGTAGCCCCATATCGTATTTTTTGGAGAACATCTCTAATATCCAATGACCCCTTTGGTCAAAATAGGCTTTAGGCTCGCCAACTACGTTCATAATATCGCCAATATCACCCTTGTCGCCTTTATCACCCTTGTCGCCCTTTACTGACTTACCAGATAGTCCTTGCAACCCTCTAAGTCCACGCTCTCCTTTTATTGATTTTCCTGGATCTCCTTGTATTCCGCGCTCTCCTTTATCACCTTTAATAGAAAGCCCCGGATCTCCTTTATCTCCTTTAATCGACAACCCAGGATCTCCTTTGTCTCCACGCTCTCCCTTTGGCAATTGGAATTCTGACTTTTTGCCAAGTTTGTTACTAAGTATTAATATATCATCCTTGCGTTCGATGGATATTAGGGCGTTATCTTCTTGTACTTTCTTAAGAGCCATTAGTAATGACAAACTAATTAAATCAGTAGATTTATTTTCCAAAATTACATACCTTCCAAAGTGTTTATACAAGTTTCTATTAACTTTTGATGCAGAACTTTCTCTGCATTCTCTAATTCATTTAATGAATCACTATTACTTTGTTGCTTTGCAGCATTAGCAATTTGCTCTTTAACTTCGTTTGTACTACGTTGTAATTCTTGCTCTTCAAATTCATTGCTTTCACTTAAATCACCTATCTCGTCAAGTTCTTCAGGAGAAAAGAATATATCTATTTCAAATCCGCCATCCATATAACGCTTTTTATATAAAATGTCTGGATCTACAGCCCCTCGATTCATGTATATTTCATCCATTTGAGCTGTCATGAGTCTGTTTTTAACAACTTCGTGTTCATTAGATACTTTTAATGATGGGAATGACCAATCAAACGATTCCGGTTTGTCTGTCCACAAGCTTTGCTTTTCTACTAAGTCTACTAACCAAGTAATTGGAGATTCCAAGGTATCACCCCTGTAAGCGTCAACAGTATTATTCCAGTTATCTGGGTCATTTTGACCAGATGCTCCAAGCCCCTTGCTAGTATTTCCAAATAGCTTGGTCATTGGTTGTCCAGACCCTGAGCTTATAACCTCTTGTTGCTTTTCTAATAAGTCAGCTAATCCAGCTACACTGCTAGCATGTTTAGAATATGTTTCGTTTTGCGAATCTAATACGACTGTATTAGCTACCGATCTTGACAAATCAATAAGATTAAGTCTGTCTATCACCAGTTTTTCATTGCCTTGTTCTAACATTTCTGTTAGACCATTAACCCCAAGAACTGTTTGTATAAAGTCCTGTACTATTTCAGCAGTAGCGTTCATAGTTTGTCCGTAGTTCCTTAGCGGTTCGTACAAGGACTGCAAAACCGAATCATCCCATCTATTGTTGTTTATATACTGCTGCAAAGGAACACGCTCACCACCAAATAAATGCATTCTAGTTCTATGAACCTTAAAAGGTATGCCGTTAATAGGATTAATAGTATATAACTCTGGATGCCCGTAGTGCTCGCTATAAAAATCCTGGCTAATGTCGGTGGGTGAGAATGTTAGACGCCATCTGTCATACGACTGAATACTTATTATCTTTTTTAGACGATCAGTATTTAATGGTTTTTCCATATCCTGACCATCATCGGCAAATACTACTAAAGCCGATCCACCAAATACTCTAGCCCATGTTGCAGCTTCAATAATTTTTTGCTTGACCTTTAAACGCTTTAACTCTTCTAACAACTTATCTTCAGCGTTTATAAATCCTCTAAGCGCATCGTCAATAATGATATTGATGACTCTACGAGCTGTAGAATCAGTGCTATAAATATTTGTTAGTGTTCTTTCATCAAGTCTTGGAGCAAAACCATAAGTAGTTGCATTTACCCTGCTATTAGAAGCCCCGATTGCAGTCATAACATTACCCCAGCCATCACCTCTTGCCTCTGGCAGCTTTAACTCTTTAGGGGCTGTTTTAATGGGATTTTTTTGCTTATGACGTTTATTTGACATGAATAGATTAATTCAGTTAATTATAAATTAACTCATATTAAAACATATTTAATAAAAAAACGCTACATATTAATGTGTTAATTATTAAAATTAAGACAAAATAGTATTGACAATATTACGAAGTGATGAAATTTAATAAAACATGGGGATAAGTGAGGTGAAGACTATAGCTACTTGATTAACTTATTATAGCTCCTAAATTAATTTTGAAAGGTGGAGTGGTAAGTAGGGATTCAACCTTGATAGGTAGAGTCTAATACCACCCTAATCACCCTGTCATAACTATACGACACAGGTCTACATATAGTTACAACCCCGACAAAATGCACTCTATAGCCCCTGTATAAACTATAAAACCTACATTTTATACGATTGACAAAATTATATATTATTAAACTTTGAAAGTAAAGAGTGCAAGGGGTGAAATTTCATGATAAAAAAACCCCTTGCAAAATATGAACGCACAGTTACTGTATACAATAACTGTGCTAGCTCTATCACAACAATTTCAACTAAAATAATAAAGCTAAGTTCACAATAGAATAGAGCTTAAGAACTGTCAACTATTTATTTTTACTCGCAACATGGACAGCCGTAATATTCTTCCTCTTCTTCCTCAATAGTATAATTATCAAAAGAATTTTCCATTGTCGTCTTTGCCAGCTTTATAAGCCTTTTATCTGCTAACGCTAGACAATCTAATAATAATTTCATTTCTTCTAAGTAAATTTTGGCAAACTTGGGGTCGTGTTTTAATATAGATGATGTATTACTTATTAAGTCACATACCTTTATATCCTGTACCCAGGCTGGAGCTTTTGATAAGCGTTCACGGCTAAGTTGTTTTCTTGTCGCTCTGTTCCCTCCTTCTAAATCAGACAAAAACTCAACTCCGTATAATACATCGTGTCCAAATAAGCTAACTATCTCCGTTTTTGTTGTGTCAGTATCTTCTAGTACATCATGTAGCCAAGCAACTGCAATAACTGAAGGTTTAGAATAAATCGTAGATACTAAACCAGCTACTTGTGCTAAATGAACCCAACAAGGTTCTTCCGTGTATTTTCTTTTTTGAACACCGTGTTTTTGTATAGCAAATTCAATAATCCTATAATACTCAATTTTTTTCTCCACTTCCCACCTATCAGGTGTGCTCCGAGCTTTTATTGTCTTATAAAGTTCGAATAATCCATCCTCGTTCATATAATTACCTTAGTTGAATTGTTGTTAAAAACTGTTAGCTATTTATTTTTACCATAAACTTTTATAAATTTAGATCCGTATTTATTATTAATTTCATACCATGAATGAAATTCATTATCTGTTGTTTCTATCTTATTAAATTCTAACTCCGATAAAAAATCTTTGTCATCAGTAGTTATAGTAAATATATCGCCTAATGTAGTATATATTGTTATAATACTATCATCTGTATTAGTTATTTTTTTTATTGTT